TTTTGAAAAACAAAAAAAGAGCATCACTGCTCTTCTTTTAAACTATTTAGTTCCATTTTCAATTATTTTAATCTACCGGCCAAAATTTTGTACTCAGTATCACATTCTCTGGTTTGGTAGCCACTAGAGTATCTACCAATTTATTGGCTCTCTCTCTAGCTCCAAAGTGTCCAAACTCCATCACATCAAAGAATGCGATATCCACTTTGTATATGGAGGTTGGATATTTACTACCATAAAATACTCTCCCTTGTATATTCTCCCGCTTTACATTCGGAAGTTTCATTAGGGATTTGATTGAAGAAGAAGAAGCGGAGACGGAGAAGAAATCGAAGTCGTTCATATTATAGGGGGGTTAGGTTGAACTCTTATTTATTAATTACTGATTGGTATGCATCAAGAAACATTTGGTTGATTTGATGATTGATTTCTCTATCCAACTCTCTTTGTTTCTTTCTTACTATGGAGTTTTGTACTCTAACAATTTCGTTAAGAACTTTGATGATGGAGTTTCTATCTTCTGCAATCACACCCACTATCCACTCAACCCCATTTATTCGGAGGGTCTCACCCAGTTCTCTATTGAACTTTGATTCAAAGTACTGAACCCCAACCACTTTCTCACCACTCATTCTTACCAATCCTAGTTTCATATCTCTTATCGTTTTATTACAAAATAAAGGTAAGAAAAAAAATTGAAAAAAACAAGTGTTTTTGAAAATATTTTATAAAAAAAAAGGATACCATTTCTGATATCCTTTTGTAATTTATATTGGTAGTTATTAGAATTCCAAAATTGCGTAATCGTAAGATAAAGTTAATTCGATTGTCGCTGGATCCGTAGCATTTGCCCAATCCAATTCACCGAAGTTAGCTTGAGTGATAAATGCCCCTTTTAATTTCCATTGTTCAATTTTATCACCTACTGGCCCTAACAAATAAAAATCTACATCTTTCTTATAGAATTCAGCATATCCATCTCTACCTGTCAAAGATTCGTGAGAAGTTCTAACCCATTCCATTACCGCCTGTGCTCCTGATGGAACAATTGGGTCATAAAGTGTAATAGTTAAATCTTGCCATTCACCTTTACCTTTTAACTGTCTTTTGATGTTGATGTGGTCTAATGTTACCTTTTCAAATTGAATAGTAGGTCTGTTACCAGCTTTTACTAAATATGAAGGGATACCATCAACTTCGAAGATGAAACGGTTTTTCATCTTTGGTTCGAAGTTCGTATAGAACATCTCATTAAATTCTAATACTTCTGCCATTTTATTTTAATCTTTTATATAAATATTACTTAATTCAAATTATACACTAAATGTAGCCCCTGTCGGAAGAATATTGAAATCAATTGTAATGAATTCAGCAGTTTTAGCAGGTTGTAAAAATATCTGTCCCGCTAAAATATTTCTATCAATTACATCCGGTGTATTATTTGATTCATCCATAACCACTCTGAACGCAAATAAACCCTGTCTTTGTTGAACACTTTCTAAATAAGGGTTTACAGTGTTTAAGAATTTACTTCTAGTTTGTGCAGTATTTTGTTCGAATACTAAGAATCTTGATGTAGATGCTACGAACTTCTTTAAGTTAATTAACAATCTTCTTACGTTAATTCTATCTAATGCAGATGCTTTATCCTGTAAAGTTTTTTGTCCGAATGCACTAATACCTTGTCCAGGAAATGTTGCAATTGGGTTTACTTTTCCTTCGTATAATGTATCCCTCTCTGATTGTGTCAATCTATTAATTACCTGAATTGCTCCACTAATACCACCTCTATTTAAACCTGCTGGTGCGAACCATTCTGCACCTAATCTATCGTTTTGTGCGTATGTACCTACCAACAATACTGAAGGTGGAACAGCAACTAATTTATTTGTATTTATATCAATTGTTTTAACCCAAGGATAGTAAGTTCCTGCATAGTTAGTATCCTCTCCTGCGGCCTGTTCAACAACTTCTGTAATTGTTGCACTTGCTGCAGCAAAATCTGCTATATAGAATACATCTTCTCTTGTTTCACAAACATCAATTGCCTTAGTTGTTACAGAAGGATGATATTGTCTAATGATACCAGGTGTAACTAATAAGTTAATATCAAATTCATCCTGGTTTGAAATTGCGTTTAATGCTTTTGTGTATGCTACCGAACCAGATGATGTTGAAGAAGCACAATTAAATCCTTGTGTATTAGTTGCGGATATATCTTCTCCTTTTTTAATATGTACAGTTGGGTCTTGTCCATCATATCCACCTTGCAATGAAACAACAAAGTTTCTCATTGCTAATTGATTAGAATCAGATGTTTGAGCTGAACTTAAATTAATATTAAATTCGTTTCCAATGCTATTTGAACCGCTATTATCTAATGCAAATACCTTATTTGATCCAGTTGTTGAATTTGCAGGAAGTGGTTTAAAATAATTTTTATTATTTGTTATTGCGTAATTAATACCACTTGAGAATATAGATGAACTAAATGATGCGGTTGTGAATGTTACAGTTGGGAATCTTGATGGTGTTGCTACATTAAATGGAACATCATATCCGGCATGTCCAAATGGAATTGCAGTTAATGGATAAGTTCCTTCCTCTGCTACTTCAACTCTAATATATTTACTTCTATTTGAGTAGTTTCCGCTTTCAGTAATTTTACCATTCTCATCAATTGATATAGTTCTATCACCGATTCTTCTAGCAATAAAGTTAGGAGAAGCAGGGTCTAATGTCAAATTATTATATTGTTCTAATACGGTTTTTCTTTTATCTGTATCGGCAAATGCCCTAACTAATAAAGAGAAAGTACCAAAATCTACACCATCAGAAGATTTAATACTACTTATTTGAATTTTAAATCTAGTATTTTCACCATCTCCATCCGCCAACGTATGTACTTTGAAAAGATTGTATCTAGTTCCACTATAGGTTTGGGATACTATAAAAGGTGTTTTTGCCTTATCATGTGCTGGTGCTGATACAGTTCCAGTAAAATCCTGAGTTGATGCAGATGCAAAACTTAGTGTAATTTGTGAAAGAGATGCTGCTGCAAAACTAGCACTTAAATCAGAACCGGCTTCTCTAATATCAAAGAAGTTGTATGCGTAAAGGTTTTTACCAAAGAATGGAGATTCACCAAATATATCATCTATTGTATTTGAATCTGCTTTTATAATACTAGCACTCACTGCGGTCAATGTTGATCCTGATCCTTCTGCTCTAAATTTTCCATCACTACCACCTTGCAATAAAGGTGCTACATTTAATGAACTTGTTGCAGGTGCTAAAATAGCTATTGATGCGGATGTTGAACCAGAAGATGCAATTACTTCAAACGCATTTTGTAATGAGTATCCGCCTACTCCTGCAACCCTTACTACGGTTACAGCCCCAGCATCTCTAAGATAGTTCTGTACTGTATATCCTGTATAATATTCTTTAGGTGTTCCAAAGATGGCCTCATATTCAGCCTGTGTTTGGATTAATGTCGGAAGGAATGCTGGCCCCTTTTCGGTGGGCCCAACAACTGCTGCACCTATTTGTGATATACCCTGTGGTAGGAAAGAAAGGTCATTTTCTCTCGTAAAAACACCAGGTGATACAATTTTTTCTGCCATATTAATTCTAATTTAATTTATTATTTAATCTATAATAAATATCAAAATCAGCAACGAAACATTATATTATTCTTCAGCTGATTTAAATTCTCCGGTATCTAAATCTATTGTACCATTACCGTATATCCCTTTAAGTTTTTCAAAAATTTCAGTTTCTTTTTGTTTAAGAGATTCTAAACCTGCATAGTACGATAAACATTCTCCGTCTAATTCTTTGATTTTTACCTGAATCAAACCTATATTTGCGTATAAATTATTGTAATCTATTCTGATTTGATTTATTTCCTGTAACTCTTCTTGCGATAACTTTTTGATTTCCATTTTGTTTTATTAGATTGTAAAAACGTATATATCTATAAATATTGAGTTTTTTTACTTAACCCATATTTAGATAGTATTAAATATAAATATTTTTGAAATATATTAGCCTGTTGCAGTGCTACCAAA